TCTGCGCCCGCCTGCGCGGCCGTCGCCGCGGCCGGGCCTGTGCCGCCCGCCAGCTTCGCGGCGTCCTTCTCGGCCTTCAGGCGGGCCCGGCGAGTCGCCGCCCGCTCTGCCGCCGCTGATCTCTTCTTCGCCATGTGCCTAACCTCCTGTAACCGACAAAACGATCTGACGATGAAACAGCCTACGCGATCGCGCCGAGGTTCATCGATTGGACGTTCCACGTCGTTGCACTGACCGCGACGACTTCGAGCGCGCAGCCCTGAAACGCGGTCGCGGTCCAAGTGATCGACGCGCCCGTCGTGCCGTCGCGCAACGTCGAGCCCGTGAACGTGAAGACGTGTGCGAAGTCTGAGCCCGTCATCAGCTTGAGCCGACGACCGACGTTCTTCGCGCCAGGCGCGGCGATCGAATAGGCCCCGGCCGATCCTTTCGTCGCGACATACACCTGATCGACATCGATCGGGATCGCTTGATCGGCGGGCATGAGGATCGGGGGTTCCGAGAGAAATCTCGGGATGTGCGGATACTTCACGACTCGCGGTAATGGCATGTGCGTAACTCCTCTATTGGCACGTTGAGAACGACGAACGCCGGAAGGACCTCGCGGCCCCTCCGGCTCAATGAACGATCAGCTCGATTAACTGACCGTGAACCCGCTCGCGTGATGCACCGGCAACAGCGAGAACAGATCGTGCGCGGTCAGCCACACGGTAGCCGAGATCGTGCCGCCCGCCGTGGTGAACCGCACGCCCAAGAAGCGCTGCGTCGGCGTGCCTTGCGGTATCGGCAGGAAGAACAAGGCGCCGAGGACCGTCTCCGCCAGCGGGATCGACCGCGAGCTGTGAACGAGAATCCCGGCCGTCAGTGCCGCGTCGGTCGCTGAAATGACTTCCATCAGCGTCGCCGCCACGGTGCCCGCGGTCGTGATCGCCACGCCGAAGCCCATCGCTTCGCCCGTGCCGATCTGCCGCTTCGGCGTTACGTTGCTCAGGTCGATCGAGTCGGTCGAAACTGCCGCCGCTCCGAACGCCTGCGCGTTGCTCACTCGCAAAAAGGCATCCATATACATGATCCCTAACTCCTCTGAAAAGGGTTGAAACGAGACGGCGCGATCGTCGTCGTTAGACGACCGTGGCCTCCGTTTCGAGCAACGCGTCGACGGTCGCGATCGGGATGCCGCGGAACGTCGGACGCCGCTTGCCGTCTACGTCCTGATACGTCAACCCGCCGCCCGAGATCACGTCCGCGCGGCCCTGAATGTCGAGCATTTCCGCGGCCGTGCGGTTCATGTAAAACGCGGGCTTCCCGAGCCCGAGCGAAGGAATGCGATGGATCGCGCGGATCATCAGGTCCGTGAGATCCGCGGCCGTCACTCCGGCGACGAGGTTGCTCGTATCAATGTTCGCGATACGAACGACGTGGCGCCAGTCCTTCAGCGCGATCCCGGCCTTCCACTGCCACCGCTCGACGAGCGCGACCATGCGCGCACCCGCGACGCCGCCCGCGGACTGGATGATCTGCTCGCCCTTGTCCTCGTGGATGAGCCCGGCCTTCGAGCCCTTCGGGAAGATCCCCATCACCGTATTCTCCGACCAGTTGATCAGCCAGATCGACATGTTGTCGGAGCCCGTCCCGCCGCCCGAGAGCACGTTCCGGCCGTTGCCCGCGGTCGTCGAGGAGTAGCGCGGCGAGAGTCCCGTGAACTCTTCCGGCGTGATCCCGCCGTTCCCATAGAACAGGGTCTGCGCCATTTCCTGATTCATCGCTTCGATGAACGCGCGCGCCTCCGAGAGTCGGAACGACGCGACGTTGCCATTCAGGATCGCCAGGTCCTTATCGACCTCCGACCAGGCTTCGAGCATGCCCGTCTGTTCGTCGATCTGCGCCGTCGTGCTCTTGCTCGCGGCGACGCCAGCATTCAACAGGCGCCAGGCCACGGCCGGGAGTCCCGTCCGAACCGTCGTGCGATGGCCGGTCGGCAGGTTGCCTTCAATCCACCGCATATCCATAAGGATCTCGTTCGTTTGAGACAACAGCTCGACGATCGTCGGGACCTTGCCGTCAGGATCAAGCCGCTTCGCCCAATCGGCGAGCGTCAGGGCGCCCGTGCTCAGAGCCACGCCGAAGACCAACACGCCATGCGTGACGATCGACGACCAGTCGAAGCCCAGGTCGAGGGATTCGCGCACCTGTGACACCGCGGCAATATCCACGGTGAACAGCGCGCACACGATCAATACCAACAGTGAAAAACGCATCGCTCTAACTCCTCGATGGATCGGATCACTTGCCGTCGTAAAGTTTTTCCTCGACGGTTTTCGCGGCGCCGCTCTGCCCGCCCGCCGCGGGTGAATCCTCTTCCATCATCTTGCCCAGGTCCGCGAGCAAGCTCACGACCTGAAGGTGATTGCCGTATCCGCTCTTATCCAACAGGGCCCGAAGCGCCTTGCCCTGCGGCGTCGATGCCGGACGCACCCGATCGAGTAGGGCCTTCGCGCGAGCCTGCGTTGCCGCCAGGTTGTCGCCGCCATACGTCGTATCGGCCTTCGTCTCTTCGAGAAATCGCGCGCTCTGCTCGATCAGCGTGACGTTATGACGATCGAGCGCGGCTTGCGCCTCCTCGTTCGTCCAATCGTTCTCGCGGGCCACTTGTTCGATGACCTTGACGTCGCTGTCGTCGATTGTGCTTTTCTCAGGGATGGTCAGTGCATACTTGTCGGGCGCCTTCTTCTCGCCCGCCTTCGCTGCTGCTGCCTTCGTCGCGGCGTCCGCTGCGGCCTGCGCTTCGGCGTCCTTGCTGGCCTTGCCAGCCTCCGCCGTTGCTGCTGCTGCTGCATCCGCTGTCGCCTTGTCGGCTGCGGCTTTGTCGGCCGCGGCCTGATCTGCCGTCGCTGTTGCTGGCGTTTTGGTGTCTGCCGTTGCGCCCGCGGTGTCAGTCGTCGTCGCCATTGCGAGCCCTCTCCTCTGTTCGCTGGGTTCGTGTCGCTTCCGCCTCGATCTGTTCCTGCCGAACGCGCGCTTGACTCTCGCGCATCATCAGGAAAAATGCCTCTTCGTCCGCGGCCGTCACTTCGGCGGTTAGCCAGTTCCCGACGTGCTGAAGGCCCGCGTTAAAGTGAATTCGGTTCGACGGGTCCCACACGTCGGTGAACAGCTTGCAATAGCCCAGGACCCGCCACACGAATCGACGCCCCGGCTCAGTCTGCAAGACCGCGATCAGATCGGCCAGCTCGCGCTCGCGGGCTTGCTTTTCCTTCCGGCCCGCCGCCTTGACCTGCTTCGGGTCCGCGGCGTTCTTCACAAGAGCGCGATCGTCGGCCACTTAAAACGACCCGAGACAGTGATACGCGAACACGTTTCCGGCCGTCAGTCCCGACACCGTGAACGCCGTCGTCGAGATCGCGCTGATATACGGGGTCGTCGTTGGCGCCGTGCGAAGCGTCACGGTGCAGATCGGCGGATTGCCCCACAACGTAGCCCCGTTATTAAACGTCACCGTGCAGGCCGTTGCGCCGGTCGCTGTGACGGTGCCGCTCGTATTCCGCGAGTCCGCGCTGATCGTCCCCGTTCCGCACGTCGCGACCGTTGGCGCCGCGTTGCCGAACGCCAACTTCATGCCGTGAATACCTGTCGAGTCCGATAGGATCACATTGCCATTGACGCCCGCCAGTATCCGGCTTCTTGTGGTGCCGAAATTGATTCCTCCGCTCGCTGGTAGCTGAAGGCCCGTCAGCAGAATTAATTCGTTTCCGGTCTGCTCGATCGGATAGACCGTGCCGACCCCAGGAATGATGACACCCATTCGCCAGGTCGCGGATGGAAACGTGCCCGATGTGGGCAACGCCTCAACGAAATAACTTACTTCGCGACTTACCGAATCGTCGGTATCCCATGCTGTTCCGCCCCATCGAAGCCGGGGCGACATTTGCACGGGAACGCCCACCGTCGCGGGAGTCGTGTTAATCAACGTCACACCATCAGTTGACGTGGTAACGAGGTTGTCTAAAACGACGTTCAGGCCGTCGCGGTGGTAGCTCGGCGACTGCGCGGTCGGGTTCGTGATCAGCGCCAGCGCGATCAGGCCAGCAACAAAGGTCGCTTTCAGTAGACGAGTCATCGAGGATAGCTCCCTTCAACCCAATCAACCCGCGCCGTCGCCGCGGCCACGATCAGCCAAATCGAATCGCCCCTGAACGGGGTCTGCGTGGTGCAAGCCCCGGCTTCCAGCTCGAACCCGTTCGCGGCCGTGAGCGTTCCGTCACCGCCCAGGAACACCGACGCCGAGTGCCGGTTGCACAGGAGCACGGTTGCCCCGCGCGGGGGCGCCGTGTAGTAGGCCGCGGCCGTCGTCGTCACGGTGTAACGACCGGAACGGAACGCGGCGTCGACGATCGGCGCGACGAAGAGAATAAAAATTATTCCGATCAGAATCCTTTTCATGCTTCCCCCCTATGCCGCGGCCACGCCGCCGACGACCCGGTTTAGTGCCGTGTCGCCTTCCATCGATGCTTCGCTGCCCGCCTTGACGGCCATCGCCGTGTCCTTCGCCGCCTGCGCGTCGACGAGCTGCTGTTGCTGTTGCTTGATCGCGGCGGCGCGGGCCTCCGCGTCTTCGTTCGATCGGACGATCTTCGGATTCGTGCCGAGCATATCGGCGTAATCGTCGATCACCACCCCAACGTCGATCTTGTGAACCGTGTCGGGGAAAATCTGCGCCATCGCCATCGCCGACGACATCAAGCGATCGAGCCCGACCACTCCGACGAGCTTCTGTGCTTGCGCGAGAATCGACACGTATTCGACCTTGAGATCCACGCCTTCGAGCTGTTCGGGCGGCGTGGGGATCAACCCGGCCTGGTCCATCATTTGATAGACGCGATCGACGATCGGATCGAGAAGTTCGTCGTTCGTGCGTTCGAGGACCGGGCCCAGGGCGATCAGCTTCTCTTCGTGCCGCTCCTCTACCTCGCGGGCCGTCACGGGCTGGGCGCCGCGCATGTCGTCGGAGCGCGCGAGCATCAGGAACAGGTCCTCGTAAAAGCTCCGCTGAATGCGGTATTGCACCTGTCCGATATCGGCCGTTAGATGATCGATCCGAAGGTTCACGTCATGGATCGACTTCAGCCCTTGCTGGCCTTCGCGCACGTCTACATACGTGATGTCAGCCGGAAGGAGCGATGTCTTTTGCGTGCGGAGCGCGGTCGGGCCCGTCAACGGCGGATCGACCATCTTCGCGATCGCCTGCCCTTTGCGCCGCTGCATGATCTGAAGCTGCTTCACGTCGCCGAGCGCCGTCATACCGGGACAATCGGTGCCGTAGCTGTCGCCGTCCGTCACATCCCACCGCGGGCACATCACCGGGAACGATCGGAACCCGCTCTCGCGAAGAAACCCCTTCCCAGGCTCCTTAGACTCGGGCTCGTAATGGCAGCTCGCAAACGGCAGGAACTTCGCCGCGAGCTTGCGCGGGTCCGCGTCTTCGTTCGGCTCGATCAGCCAGCACACCGGGACCGACTGTTGATAATCGCCGCGGTCCCAGGCGGTCTTGACCCGCGAGGAGATGCGCGACCACTCGATGTCGCGCGTCCCGTCGATCACGCCGAACTCCTCGACGATCTGCCGCACCGTCATTTCGTATTCACGGACGAACGACGAGACGAGCCCGCGCTTGTTGAGCCCCAGCGCGAACGACCCGAGCGCGTAGGGATAGCACCGAAACAAATCCTTCGAGTCCGGCAGCACGGCGACGGCCGCGGTCCCGAACACGCCGAGATCCCCATACACCACCGGGAAGGCGTTATAGAGATTCGTCTGCGCGAACACGGTCAACATGCGCATCGTCACTTCGTGAAGCCATTCCTTCACGGGTCCGAACTTCGCCAGGTCCGGGTCCGGGGTCGTGAGCTTCATCCACGGCCGCGCGGGCGACGTGAGCCCGGCGTGCAGACCGCTCGCCAGCGTGCGCGCCGAGAACCGCGCCGTCGAGTCGATGATTTTTTGGTTGCGCTTGTCGCCGCGTTCCTTGTCGCCGGTCCAGAACCGCGTCCGACGCGGGATGATGAACTCCGCCAGCTCGCCCCAATGCGCATCGAAGCCGCTTCGCCGAATATCGATCAGCGATGCCCCGAGCTGTTGCACGCGATCGCGCTTTGTCTTCTCCGACCGCGAGCCGTCGCTCTTATCGTAGAAGCCCGCCATCAGGACCCGAGCAATGATCGCGTGGCGTAACGAGGAACGACCGCGCCAGCCGAGGACGCGGGCGCCGTGGGATTCGTGAGCAACGAGCCGCGGGCCGCGCGCTTGCGTTGCTTCAGCCCGGCCGCGTTCGCCGCGAGTTGCTGATCGGCAGGATTCACGATCGGCGGCGCGGGCGGCGTGATGGCCGTCGCGTCGGTCGGCGCGGGCGCCATCGGCTGTTGCTGCAGCTGGGACTGCGCGCGCTTCTTGCCAAGAAGGGCGCCGCCGAGCAAGCCCGCGCCCGCCGCCGCGCCGATTAGAGCCATCGAAGTGAAAGCGGCCATAGTGTCAAATCGTTTTGATGTAGGCCGTCTCAACGGCCCGATACCCCCGGCGTTCGTAGAACGCACCAACGGTCGAACCCGCGGGCGCGACCATTTTTACCACATTTGCACCGTTTCTAGTAGCCCACTCCTCCGCACGCCGCAACATATGGGGTCCGATCAGCCCGCCGCGGTGCTCCGGCTCGACCCACCACGCGATCTCGTCGGCGTAGGGAACGCCCGTCAACGGATGCGGCAGAATCACGATCGCGAGCATCCCGACGATCGACGTTTTACAGATCTTGCAAGTGTCCCGGTCGTGCCAGTGTGGCAGCTCGCGATCGCCGTCCTCGACCTCGGCGACGAAGATCGCGCCGAGCTGAAGGACGTTCTTCACCAGCTCGCCGATCGAGTCCGGCGTCGCGCTCACGCTGAATAGTTCACCGTAACGCGACTCCAATAAGAACCGCGTCGCCATTTCGACCAGGCGGAACGAATCCTCGAGATTTGCCTCCCTGATTTTCATTGCATGAACCGTCGCGCCCGCGCGTGATTGGCGTCTCGATGCAGCTCGCGCATGGCGGCGCGGCCGATCGCGCTCACGTCCTCGACCGGCCACCACATCGGGATCACGGTCAGCGTCGAGTGACATGCAAAGCATCGACGCCGAAGCGGCACGTCCGCGGGTTTCTTGATCAGGAGATCCGTATACCCGCATTCGAGGCACGTCACTTGCCCGGCAACGTAGCGACTCACGTCGCCCATCACCCCCTCGCCTTCTTTGCCTTCGACTTCATCGCACCCGCGGCGCCGAGGACCGGCTTCCCGTCCGAATGCGCTTCGGCCGCGGTCTTCGAGCCCGTGAGCCCCGCGGGCTTCACGTTGCGGCCGTCCTGCCGGGCCGCTTCGTTGTAACCGTCCTCGAACGCGCGCTGAATCTCCGAGCCCTCGCTGAACCGCTCGGCCGGGCCCGCGGCTTCGGTGCCTTGATTGACCTGTTCCACGCGCGATCGGAACCCGCCGACGAACGCGGATCGATGCGCGCTGTTGGCCTTGTAGGGCGCCCCCGGCACGTCCCAGGTATACAACTTGCCCTCGCGCTCGATCATGAACTTCTGATTCTCGTCGGCAACCTTCGCCGCCCGCGAGCGCGTGCGCTCCGGTTTGATCGGCGCCGTCTTCGCTGCTGCTGCTTTCTTCTTGGCCATCATCGTCTCCAATCGTTCGGGTCGAAGTCGTGCTCGACGGTTTCTCTTCCCTCATACGGATCGGCATCATGCCGCGCCGTCCGGGTGCGCTGAACGCGCCCCATGACACTATTCGGCATGTCAGGGAGCGCGAACGTCTGGAACAGGGCGTCGGCCAGGTCCGGCGATCGCCCGAGCTTTTCCTTGATCATCTCCTTCGGTTCAAGCACGAATTGACCGCCCGTGAATGTATACGTCGGCGTGATCAGCTCGCCGATCATATCGGGCAGGAACGGCAGGCACCCGCCGCCCTTCACCCATTCAGACCCGGCGATCCAAAACTCGGCGCGGCGATTCTTGAACCGCGGGTCGAGCGCCTTGTCGGAATAGATCACCGGATGCGGCGCGTATCCCGCGGTGATGAGGTTATCGATCACGCCGTGCCCCCAATGGCCCGTGTCATCGACGAACGTCAGAACCTCTTCGCCGCGGCCGAAGTCTTCGATCGCCTTCGCCGCGCGAGCCGCGATCGACGTGGTGCGCGCGTTCCTCATCACCAACGGCCGATAGCTCGCGAGCCCTTGCCGCGGGAAGATCACCGTTCGATCGTCGCCGAACCGCGCCACGTCGATCCCGAGCCGCTTCTGCGCCCAATCATACGCGCTCGACGGGATGTGACGGTGCATCGCCGCTTCGACCTCTTCGGCGCCGAGCAGGGCATTGATCGACGCGGGCGGGAACTCGCCCAGGACGTTCACCATCACCCACGGGTTATCGCGGCCATACATCGCGATCTGCTGCTCGGCCCATTCCAACGGCGTGATCCCGCCCGCCGCGACCGGCCGGAGCGCGCGGCCATGCTTGACCCATGCCTTCGGATTCAACGGGTCGGCCGTCACGGTGATCACGCGATACAAAGCCCGTTGTGTCGTGCAGGCCGCATAGAGCGCGCCTTCGAGCTTTTCCGGGTTGCCCGCCTGTAGAACGTGCGCCTCGATCGCCGACGAGAAGATCGCATCCACCGTCGCCATCACGCCCAACGGGATACCGCCCGATTCGTCGAGGACCGCCATTACGTAATCTTCGTGCAGGCCCGCGAGCGCGTTCGCCTGCGCCGTCGCGTCCGCGGTCTTCGCCCAGGTGCGCGCTTGGCACCACCACGTCGAAGGGTGCGCCTTGTGGAGAATCGCCGTCTTCGTCCAAGTGAACGTCGCCGAGAAGAACGGGCTCCGCTTCATCCACTTCGATAGCTCGGGCCAAAGGTTTGAATCGAGGTTCGCGCCCGTGACCGACGTTGCCCCGATGCGCGGATGTGGCCGGGTCCCGAGGAAGTTCAGGATCAGCCAGGCGAGGACCGTTGTCTTCCCCGGTCCCTTGCACGCCTTCAGCGCCATCCGCGGCGACGTGGGAAACAGATTCAACGGTTCGAGCTGCCACGGGTCGGGCTCGACGTTGAACTCCTCGCGGACCATCGCCGCTGGATCTCTCCGCCAACGAGTAAGCGTCTCGTTCGCGTAGTCGTGATCAGTCATTGACGCCGAGC